ATATCTAAGTTAATATATTTTTCTAATAATTCTGGGTTCTCATATATGTTGCCAATAACTTCAACATACTTTTTAATATCATCTAAATTGCAACTATCTAACTTAAATCCATATCCTGCACAACTATCTTCACGAGTAATAAAGTTAAATTCCTCTATTTTGACTACTTCTTTATATCCAAATTGACCAACTATGATATCATTTTCATAAATCTCTACTCCATTTTTATCTTTAAGTCCTGTAGATTGCATTAAGATATTTTCACATTCTTCCCAAGTAGCATCCCAATAATCATTACCAGATGTTTGAACTGGTATAACCTGTTTACCATTACATACAACAACATCGTGTATACGCATTGTTTTTTTTTCTGAATTCCAAGCTCTATATTTATGCTCTCTCATATTATTTAATATATACGTTAATTATTATCTAGTAATTCTGGGTTCTCGTATAGGTTGCCAATGACTTCAATTTCAAGTTTATATATTTCATCTTGAGTTGTTCTAAACCCACCGAATAAATAAGCACCATAATAATTATCATATTCAACACTAATAATATTACCTGTATTTGTTTTTACTATATACCCCTCATAAATAGAAACTCCATTTTTATCTTTAAATCCTGTATCTTGCATAAGAATAAAATTATCTGGATTTTCTGTATAACCAGATAAATCCCAACCCCCTTCTGGGAATTCACATAATCCAGTTTCTGGATAAATAACAAAACCATCATACTCCATAATAGGTTTGCAATCAGAGCCATCTTTGTTTATCCAACCCATTCTTTTATTCCAAGCTCTAAATTTAATCTCTTTCATACTATTTAATATCTAATTGATAATCGTTCCATAACTGGTCGGTCATAATCTCTACATGATCTAATAAGTCTGGACTAATTTTATCATGCAATGAGATATAAAGGTCTATATCTTCCTGCACAATACTTGATACATACTCATCAATAATTGTTTCCATATTTGTATATTTATACTTGATACTTTGTAGTCATGAACAATGCTGTTTCCTTCTGCATAGTTCAATCTTTACCTCCTAAGTATAACATAAAATTATACAAAAGTCAAGTAATAATATGTAAATAAAAAGAGGGGTGTTATGCCCTCTCTTTAATATAAATTGACTATATATCCATACTACCAAGCAAGGTCAATGATACAAATATATAATGAAGAACAAATAGCAATCTCTCTAGAGTTGAATAATGCTCCCAATGTTTCATCATTATCCAGATTGGAAATATAAAGGTTGTCCCTATAATCAATAATCCTAAAGTTCCCAATAATACATTTTCCATAAGTTTAAAATAAATTAATAATAAATTGTACAATAGTAACTAGTCCTATAATTAAAACTACAATAATAGCTAAGACTAAAAGTAAATTAGAAAATACTTCTTTTGCTCCATCTTCAGCATCCTGCCTATCAATCACATCCTCATCGGAAATAAGATTGTTTTTATCTATTTTATATCTAAGATATTCGTTAAAATAAACCTCAATTCTATCTGCTGTTGCCTGAGTTATTTTTGCATCTCTATGTTTAAGCATCCTACTAAATGTAACTGCCTTAATTCCAGCCATTTTGTAGACCTGAGGACGAGTAAAACCTTCTTGTAACATTGTATCAACCATAGCAATATATCGCTTGGCAGGAATTCTTTTCTTGGGATTGTATGAAAATTCTTCTAACATGATTTTGTATAATTAGTGAATAAAACTTGTAACTTAAACCTGCAAAGTGCCATATCGACCTATGGTGGCAACTCTGCTGATGATATGTAAACCATAACTATTTCTTATATTTGCTAATAATATCCTGTGCTATAAATACCAAATTATCTAACTGCTCTAATGTATTTTCTAATTCTGGAATTTCCTGTACTTTCTCATCATCTTCAACTGGCATTACGCAGTAGTGGGGGAAAGAATGAGAATCAAATCCGTATTGTATTCCTTCACGACCATCTCTTACATTGCGTATTGTTTCAATTTTACCAATTACTAATTCATCTCTTGGTTCGTAACCTAAACAATCCCTTGCACTTTCCATAATCCTCACCTTCTGCCCTACTTTTAACACCTCGGGCTTTTGGTATAATGGGTCTATGAGGGTGAATGTGCCTTTGTATGTGTTCTTCCAAAGCCAATCAAACCCATCCCAAGTTTCTAGTTCTTCTTCTTCACTAGGATTTATTCTAGCCCAGTTTATAATTGATTCATTATAGCCATTAAAACCTGATTCTGTCTCAATCTGAAATGGTCTATCTTTAGGTGCAAGTTCTATAAGTTGGTCATATGTTAAATCTTTCATATGTTTAATCTATTATTACTACTTCTTTATAATTGTCTACTAATTTTATTTGTCCTATTTCTGTACTTGTTGATAATCTGGTGAACTCTCCCTCTGGTGATACCAAACTCTAAAGCAATTCCTGTTGGAGATGCCCCATTGTTGTATGCCTGAAGGATGATCTTGTCTCTATTGCTGATATCATCTGGGATGGCAACATGCCTCCCAGACTCAATCACTAATTTCTTAACTATATTGTAATCCATAACTATTTAACATAAGCTCTTGATACGATTTGGTAAAGTCTTGTCTTCGAAATTTTATAATGACGAGTCAAAACTTTAGGCATTGCACCCAACATATATGCTTGAATAATCTCAGTATCTCTATCTGACAACCCACTTGGAATAACCATCTTTTTTCGTGTTTTGCTAGCCAAAACTTTTGCTAATTCTGTTGTCTCCATAATCTATATCTTAAAACGGTATCTCTTCTAAATTTATATCATTTTTCTGTTCAACCTTAGCAGGACTTGCTTTTCTAGTTGTAGGCTGTACCTGAGGAGGATTTACAGCCCCATAAGGGTTGATACAAGCATATTTCAACCCCTGAGGGTTGGTAAATATGTTGATGGTGGAATAGCCTCGCTCATTGCTATAAGCATCGAGCAAAGCTTTGTCATCTTTTGAGAATGAGATGGCTGTAAACTCACCCCAATTGTTCTCAATAACTTTTGTTGATCCAATGAATATCTTTTCTTTCATATAATTTATTCTTCTACTTGTATAACTGGTACATCTTCCTGAGGAGCTGGGTTCTGGTACAATTTCTTGATAGCTACCTCTACATCAGGGTCTACCTGATACTTTAGCTTTGCCATCTCTATTACTTCTTCATAAGAATGCTGAGAAATGATTTTGCTCAATTTCTCAAACTCAGGTGAATTCTTTCTTAACCAAGGTAAGTATGAAACAGAAGCCTTCTTCTTATCTTTAAGGGCTCCATCGGTGTCCTCATCAGTAACTAACCCTAGGATAGCAGTCAATGTATATCTTCTGGCATAGGTGATAGCTACTCCCTGTAGCTGAGAGACTGTCAAAATTTCTTTGCCTTCTCGGTTTAACTTTGGAGTCTCTTTAGGCAATGACAATCTAGAATGAATAGGCTCAACTCCTTCCTTGGTGCTAAATACAGTACAAATAATATCCACTCCATCCATTGAAGTATCAAAGGTATGGGTAAACCCAAGCTCATTTTCTTTTAATAATGGAGTTATTTTCTCAACTATATTGTCTAAGCTGGCATACTTGTAATTGTTACCGGCTTTGTCTTTGTTTATAGTTCCAACTGCTTGCTGAAACTTTGCTAACTGCGGATATATTGTCTCCATACTAATTGTGATAATTATGAATAATTTGGTCGATGTCTATGATTTCAGCTTCTACTAAGTCTCGATAAGTAGTAACCTCTAACCAAGAGTGAATCATCCCTCGAACTCGGTTGATGTGCATAGTCTTGTTTGGTCTGGAATACAATGCAACATACACTGCAAATATTACCCAATTAGGAGTAGAATCAACCGATATAGTCTCATCGAGAATTGTTTCGATGTTGGCTAAATTATTGTTGACTCTCTCATGTTCCTGCTGATACTCATCATCCTCATCTCGAGTGCTAACCTCGTGAATGTCGGCTTTCCAATTGTCGTTGTCTGAGTTGTAATAAGGATCTCCAAATGTTCTCATAATAGTGAAATTAACTGATACTTGATAGCTTATCCTATCTAAACTAAAGTATAGCATACAATTATACAAAAGTCAAGTGTTCCTGATAACAAAAAAACCCCAAGCGAATGCTATAGGGTTCCTTTGAGATGGTTCAAATGAATATTTCCAAGAAGGGTAAAAATATTCTTGCATAAGTTTCAAGTACTCCACTAGTCACTATACCAGTGGTACCATTAATATATCACATAAATATAAAAAAGTCAACTAGCTGACACCCCATCCAATAACTTACGATACAATGGCTTGGTGAACTTCATATACTTATCAGGATTCCGGTCTCGCAACTCCAATAAAGCCCTAAACTCTTGGTCAACATCACTGAACCTAGATAAACAAATTCCCCCAGCAGTAGTATAAGAAACACTAATTCTCCAAATGCCAAGGCTGTTATTATTGGAAATTGCTTCGCTAACAGCAAATACATGAGATAAGAAACTAGAATAATATGGAAATACCTCATTTAAACTATAATCTTTCATCGGTACCTCCTTAGCAGCCTTCATCCGAGAAAAAAATGACTTAGCCAAAGGTAGCAGTTCCTGATCTGTCATGTCCTGCAACTTTTTGCCCTCCTGCCTCACTTTATTCACCGACTCTAATAATCTGGATAGGAATGTCTCGTCTCCAATGGTCACCACGCTTGGTAATTTGCCCTCCTGCCACTGTTTTAATATCTGACCACCCAGATAGTCGTCTTCAACTTTTAATGTCCCCAGAGACCTAATTTTTAAGATATACATATTTACAATTCGTTAAAATTCTTATAATGGTTCGGTTTTACCTCATCAAAATTCAGAAACTTGTCAATCTGCTCGTCTGACCTGAACAAAAAGTCAAAGTCTGCTACCCAGCCCCGGTCATTCTCTCCATTATGAAATTTGGAGCTCCTGAGATTATCAATCGCCTTTTTGCATTCCTCGATGCTATAAGTAGCCAACCTAGAGCTGACTTTCTTTAACCTATCCCTAGTAACACGATAACTCTTCCCAAACTTCTGATTGAAATACTCTACTAACTCCTCAGTGCTATTGTCTACCCTATGACTACTACTATTATTCTTTCTTGTAATATTAATACTTGTATTATTATCCTCAACAATTTTGTTGATACCCCCCTCAACAATTTTGTTGATACCCCCCTCAACAATTTTGTTGATACCTATCAATATTCGCCTAGAAACTTCGCTACCTTTCTCACTAGGAATAAGTTCCACATGAATAAACTTATGCTCTGCTAAAATACTGATAAGTCTGCCTACTGAATTCTTATGGATATTATAAATATCAGCAAAATACTGATTCCTAGCCCAGCAATAGCCCTTCTTATTAGCTAAAGCAGTGATCTCACCATACAATAGCTTCGCATTGGCAGGAATATCAGCATACCTCACATGAGCTGGGATAACTGCATAATAATTTGGATGTTCTTTGTCTTCTTGCATATTGGTTCATGAATTGATTTTGATACAAAGAAACAGAGAGGATTAACCTCTCCGCCTCTATTTTACTGGAGTAGTACACTTTGCTAATAACTCACCTCTTCCTTTCATCTCATCACTCCTGAAATGAGTTGCTAAATTGCCAACATTCATTCCATACTGCTCCATCTTAGCTTCGTCTACTTCACCTGTGAATAACATGACAATAAGCTGGGTTGGGTCTTTAATGATATCGATGGTCTCATCAACAAACTTATTAGAAACCTCAACCGACTTACTGTCCAAATTAGCTAAAGCTATACATGAATCTAACTGTTCTCTTAGATTCTCAAGCTCCCTTGTCCTCTGTCTGTTCTGGATGTACATTAACGCTCCAAATGCCATCCAAAGTACTATCAACAATGATATTATTATCACCGATTGCTTATGACTAAACATATTTTTACACCTCCCTTCTATTAACCAATAAACCATCTAAAGTACAACTGCATAATAGCATAAAATTATACAAAAGTCAAGATGAAATAAACTATTTACTCAAAATTTCAATCCCAAACACAATATCTGGCTCCCAAGCAGCCTTCCCAAGATAGATAAAGAATCTTAAGGCAAAACTAGCCTCTAAAAGCATAGATTTAGCCTTACCAGTCCAATGTTTCTCAATGAACCTGATGTCAACCTTGTGGACTGGCTTATGAAACTTTAATTTCTCATTCCCAGAAACTAAATATTTCTCAAAATTGAACTTCTCATCGTGGATAACCAAAGTCACATACTGGGATGAACTGATTTTTACCACCCCAGTCAACCCATAAGCATTCAAAACAGGCTGAACGCTCTTCAAAATGGATAATTTCTTGTTTACAGTGTCTTTTATCATAACTTTGGTTCGATTAACCCATAAAACCTAGTATTTTCCTCAATAGAGAAGTCTATCCCCTCCATGGCAGTAGACCAAAGCCTGCTATATCGCCTTTTTAGACTCTCTCGGGTCTTAAATACTCTAAATAGGTAGTTGCCAAGCTCTCCAATTATAAAAGGCTCAAATTCAGGCATAATTCCACCAAAATAGTAATTCCAATTGGACTCTCCTACCATCAAAAAATATCCATCCATAAACTCCTCAAACTTTTTCTCAAGACTACTATCTTTTTCCATTGCCTCAGAAATTTTATCAACATCAAGGATGTAAATTTTCTCAAAGAGCTCTGAATTTACCAGATTTTCTTTAAAATTTATCTCATCAAGCCGATCAGATATATACTGGCAAGCAAGATGAGCATTCTCTCTACCATTAGCTCCTATATGGAATCCAATGGTCTGAGTTTCGCTAAATTCTTCCTCTTTATAATCATAAACAGTAAAAATTTTACCATCAAGCTCCATATTCCATGTATAAAAACTTTTATCAGCCTCATAATAAGTTGGCTCTCCTAAAATAGATTCTAAAACCTGAAGATTTGTATAAATTACATGACCAAAATGAGATGTACCAACTGTGCTTTGAGATGTTCTCTTAACCTTTTTCATAAAAATATTATATTAATAAATAATCGCTCTATCAGTGAATAAACACTATCCTACTGACACTACTAGTATAGCATAATTCTATACAAAAGTCAAGTAGTATTGCCCCAGAAATATTTATCAAGACTCAAAAACTTTCTCAAAAACCTTTTTGGATTTTCTTTGTGGGGGGTGGTAAACCAAAAACCCCTGAAGATAGCCTCAGAGGTCTCGGTCGGATGACAATTGGCTAAGCAGTGATGATTGACTGCCCCCTGATGATAGAATTCCCAAGGATAACCGCTGAACCGGTGATGATAGCCTCATCAGTAACCACCACCGACTCTCCAACAAAAGCTCCACCATGAACAGTAGCCTCTCCTGAGATGACCGCTTTATTATTGATGATAGCTCTACCAAAAACCTCAGCATAACCAATCACCTGAGCATCATTCAAAACCTGAGCCTCTCCATAAACCATAGCATCAAAATATATCCAGCAACCTCCCTCCTGAGAAAGATTTCTCTCGGACTCAACAAAACCACCAACCTCTCCAGCACAAGCAATTAACTCTCCACGCTCATTGAATATATCAACTAAAGCAGCAATCCTATAAACAGTCACCTTTCGGTCACCATCCCAGAACTTTCTGCGATGCTCAACTGTAAATTCACAATTAACACCTTTGGTACATACCTCGAACTTTTTCATAAGACATAAATATTATTAAATAATCGGTCAATCAATGGATAAACACTATCTCACTGACACTAGTATTATAGCATAATTCTATACAAAAGTCAAGTATAAACTCACACCAAAACCAAAAGTAAAAAAATTTCTCATCAAAGAATTTTTCTCATCAAAGAATTTTTCTCATCAAAGAATTTTTCTAAAAAAAGTAGCTGGCTAAAAACCAACCACCTGAACAGCTGTCAAAAACATCCCCCTAAGGATAAAAGACAACTCATCCCAAAAAAAGTAAAAAGCAACTGCATTCGCAACCGCAACTACAACTAAAGCAATGGTCATTTTCATAAGACATAAATATTAACTGATAAGCGGTCTCACAGCAAGGGTAAAAAACTACCTCACTGACACTAGTATTATACCATAAAGCTACACAAAAGTCAAGTCCACCCACCCCCCGGAACCAAGACCACCGACAAAAAATTTTCTCAAAGACAAAAACAAATTTGCTTTGTGGGGGGTCAAAACTAAAAAACCCCCGGGAGCAACCCCGGGAGCAAGGAGGGTGACTATCGCTGGTCACCACTCAAGATAGTGGCTCCACCGACATAGTCCGACCCAGTAACCACCGCACACCCAGCAAGCCGAGCCGACCCCTCGACCACCGACTCACCACTGACAAAAGCACACCCACCGACCCACGCACTATCACGCACCACTGACTCACCACCGACAGTCGACTGCTCACACACCATAGCTGAGCCGGCAACCGACGCTCGGTCTTGCACCACCGCACCACCACGCACCACCGCAGACCCACTCACGCGAGCTAAGTCAGACACCTGAGAATCATCAGTGACAAGGGCATAACCGGAGATAACACCACCACGCACATAAGCACGCTCACGCACCACCGCACCATCACGCACCACTGCATCACCACCGACAGTAGCTGACCCAGCAACCTTCGCACCATCACGCACCACCGCAGACCCAAAAACCGCAGCCTGATCAACCACCATAGCATTGGAGTCCACGCGAGCCGACTGACCCACAAAAGCATCACCACCGACCCAAGCATCACCAATCACCACAGCATCACCAGCAACCCAAGACTCACCATGGTGAGAAAGGTTCCTCTCAGACTCAACAAAACCACCAAGACTACCAGCCTCAGCAATGACACTCCCATCAGGAGCCAAAATATTTCTCAACGCCTCAACACGATAGGTAACCACACGCTGGCCACCAGCACTGACAACAAAACACTCAGAGGACAAAACAAACTTTTTCATAAGACATTAATATTATTGAATAACCGGACAAGACAGGACAAGGGAGGGAGGTAGCAACCGCAACGACAACTCACATGACTATGGAGTCCGAGGAGCAACCCCCCACCACTAAGTACATGATACCATAGTACTGCACAAAAGTCAAGGGGTACAAAAGTCAATGCAGGAGCCACCAAAAGACCACCGACAAAAGAAAGCAACCACCAAAAGGCACACAATAAAGGGTAACAACCACCACCCACCACCAGCAAGACAACCAGCAAGCCGACAACTACCAGCAGGAGCAAGACAAGACAACCACCAGCTAGGGTGCAAGACTGCCCCGACAAGACAACCACCACCAGCAACCACCCAAAAGTAGCCACCAGCCGACAAGACAACCCACAACCCACCCACAACCGCAAGCACACCCACCCACAACCCACCACCGCAAGACAAGACATTAACCACCGACTGGCACCAAGACACCACCCAGAAAAAACACCCCCGAGAAGCCCCAAAAATGACCCCAAAACAGGCAACCCCAAAAATGCCCCCAGAGAGAGGTCATTGGTCGAGAGTGGCAATGAGTGCTCACCACCCCCACCCCCGACAAGCCAGAGAGGCAAGAAGTCAAGCAGGAGAGCCACCCAGAAGTACCCCCAGCCCCAAAAAAAACAAAAAACCCGATGCCCTCCGCCTGTGCAAAATGAGACACCCCTTAAATTTTCTGTAAATTTTCCAATCCCAAAAAAATGCAAAGTCGCAGGACTGGACTTGCTGTGCCAAAAAAAGTATCCCAAAAAATGAAAAGTCGTAGTTTGAAAAAATGGCTGTAGTATTTTTTGTAAAATTTTGAAGACTTGACAAATGGATAGTCAGATGTTAAAATAAAGCAAATAATAATACAGCATGAATAAGACAATAACCATTGTGACTTGTGATAGGAAACCATCGTATTTAGCCGATACAGTTGCTACTATCCCAGAATGGTATGCAATACAGTATGTAGCACAGGGAAAAATTGTTGCACCGAGAAAAGGTGAGGTGATACATGTAGAAAAGAAATACAAAGATGATGAGACAAGGCATAGAGATGCTCAGTATAACTATGCGACAGCTCTGTTGAATACAAGAGATGGATTAGTGATTGAGGATGATGTGAAGTTATCAAAAAACTTTGATTTATTTTTAAGAAAGGTGGTATCTGACATTCCGACAGAAAGATATGCAGTGGCATTGTATTCTTGCTACAATTGGCATAATGATAATAATTTATCAATCACAGAGTACCCAGTGGATGACTTTTATGCATTCCAAGGAATGTTGTACGATATTGAGACTGCGAGAAAGTTTGGTCAGTATATTTTGGACAATATAGGCAAAGAGCCACATGATATGGCATTGAAAACATATATCAAAGGAGTTGAACCTGAGATTGGATTGTTTGCTACAAAGCTGTCGTTGGTTCAGCATTTAGGGGATGTAAGCACAGGATTAGGCAATCAGCACACTGCATTTAATTTTATTGATGATCATCTAGGACTAGAATAATGATATACCCAATAATTCTCCATCATGACCTTAGTACAAAGTTTACCAAAAGATTGGTAGGTAGAATTGACAGAGAACATGCAGTAGTGGATTCCAGCAAACTAGAAACCCAATTTACAGAAAGTTTTAACATTGGAATTATAAAAGGGATACTGAAGATGATAGATTCCGAGTTTACCCATGTGATGATCTGCAATAATGACATAACTATGGCTGAAGGACATTTGGAGGAGTTGGATAAAATTGTGAAAGGAAAATCAGGAATATTCTCACCTTCCTGCAATTCACCCCACAAAGGAGTGATGACCCCAGTAGGTACAGACGAATTGCGAGAAGTCCCTTGGGTTGAATTTATAGCTCCAATATTTTCAAAGGATGTACTGGTAAAAACAGGGATATTAGACAAAGACCTCAGTTATGGATGGGGTGTAGAACTAGATTATTGCTATCGAGCCAAAAATAGGGGTTTTAAGACGAGTTTATGTCAAGGGGTAGGCATACACCACGAAGAGCATCAATCGCAAGCCAATCAGGCAGAATATGCCCACACAGCAGGTCAAGAGATGCATCATGTACTCCAAACAAAGTATGGTGACAATTGGCAGGAAATATTAAACTATCCACAATGGTAATAAATAACATTACAATAAATACAACAAATGCATATAGCCCGCTATGTAAAATTGGAGCTGTAAATGAAACAGATAAAAGTCCATGGAATACAAATGACAAATTGCATAAGCATCCATACACAGCTATATATAATTTATTATTTGCACCATACCAAAACAAATTCTTTGTGTTTGTGGAGTTGGGAATTGAATGGAATGCTTCAATGAGGATGTGGAATGAATACTTTACCCAAGGCATAATATATGGATTTGAATACGATAAAAACAAAATCAAGTTAGCATTAAAAGACAAACTGGATAAAGTAAAATATAAACTGATGGATGTAACTTCTAAAGAATCAATAGCTAAAGGGTTCAAAAGCCTAAAGTATCCACCTGAAATTGTAATTGACGATTCAACCCATGTGTTTGATGACCAAATTAAAATAATTAAGACAAGCCTCCCCTACATAGCACATGGAGGAATGCTGATCATCGAAGACATATTTAGAAATGACCAAGAATCAAGATACAGCAAGGCTCTAGATGAAATAGCCGACCAAATAAGCTATGCAACATTCATTACAGCAGAACATGAGTTAGAATATACACCGGGATGGAATAATTCCAAGCTATTAGTTATATATAAGAAATAACATGTATATAAACATAATCACCCCCTGTAGTCGTCCTGAAAACCTTTTTGAAATAGAAAAGTCAATAAATATTCCATATGAGAATTATCAATGGATTGTAGTTCACGACTCCCTACAAATGCCACCTACAAAGCTACTTCCTCGCACTTCGATGAATATGTTGCATACTGATGAAAATAGTGTGTCTGGAAATGCCCAAAGAAATAAAGCATTCCAGATTGTAAGCAATAATCCAGAAAGTTGGATATACTTTAACGATGACGACACCACCATACACCCAGAACTCTGGAGTTATATCAAAAAAAACATAGGTGCTGACTTCATCCACTTCAAACAGGAAAATCAAGATGGTAGCATAAGACTATATGGAAACTCAATAGAAGTCGGACAAGTCGATAGCCATAACTTCGTATTTAAACGAAAACTACTTGGGGACACCCAATGGATACTCGACAAATACGATGCCGATGGATACTTTGCCAAAGAGATATATGCAAAAGCTGAAAATCCTGTATACTTAAACAAAGTATTGTCAACTTATAACAAATTAAGGTAAATCATATGAAAATACTCCTATATGCCGACACCCCAACCTGCAATACAGGTTTTGGAATTGTGTCAAAGAGCATTGTCAAATTTTTGTTAAAAAACACTGACAGTGAGATAGATATACTAGGAATAAACGAAAGAGGAGTGCATGATGAGCTAAGACACAATCCTAGAGTGATAATAGAGCCAGCAGCTGATGGAGGTGATTTACATGGCAGAATAAAGTTGATAAAAAAAATGTCAACAGGAGCTTACAACCATATAATAATGATACATGATCTGATTACAGTACTTCAGCCATTAGATAGTTCTGGAGCGAATGTATGTTCGGCAATTGAAAATTTAAAGCCATTTTATCCTGAGCAAAAGTATCATTTTTATTTCCCGATAGACAGTGAGTTCCCAGCAGATGCTGACTTGTCTCCCTACGAACCTCTAAAGGTGTTTGATTCGCTGATACCTTATACTAGATATGCATCAAAGCAGATACAGAAAATATTTGGGAAAGAAAGAGTAAACTTAGTTGATGCTATGTATCATGGAGTTGATACAACTGAGTTCTATCCATTGCCAAGACAGCAAAAAAAGCAGTTAAGAAAAGAATTATTTGATATTACAGATAAAAGACCTGTAATAAGCATAATAGCTCGTAACCAGTGGCGAAAAGACATTGCTATGAGTATTCATACCTTCAAAGAATATAAAAAGCTTCAAAAAGATGCTTTCTTATACATTCATAGCAAAGCTCAAGATGTCGGTGGAAACTTTATGAGATACCTAGAAGTTTGGGGATTGAAACCAAATGAAGATTACATGGTGGCAAAAAACCTAGATAATGCAAATGGAATAGCTACTCAAAAATTAAATGAAATCTACAATGCTAGTGATTTGATATTGTCCTCAGCACATGGTGAAGGATTTGGATTACCATACCTAGAGGCTATGGCAACAAAAACTGCCATTATGACACCAGCTTTAGGTGTAGAGAAGGAAATACTACCCTATCACTATGTACACGAATACACAGGGCTAATTTACGAATCATCAGGGCAGGATGGGACACCATTCCCAAGGGCTAGTGTATTATTCCCAAGAGGAGTGGCTGAAGAAATAGATTCACTATTGCAAGAAACTTCTACATTAAAAGACATTAAAGATATAGCTTATGACAATGTAAAGGAAAAGTTTGATTGGGATAAGAATTTACAAATATTATTAAAAAGACTAGTATGATGAAAATGAAGATTGAAGACATCAAATTAAATGAGACTAACCCCAGAGATATAACTCCAGACCAATTTGCTAAATTAAAACTTAGCTTAACTGACTTTCCTGAGATGTTAGAAACTAGACCATTGATTATTGATGAGGACAATGTGGTACTGGGTGGAAATATGAGGCTCAGAGTCTTAAAAGACTTAGGATATAAAGAAGTCCCTGTAAAGCAAGTAACTGGATGGACTGAAGAGCAAAAAAAAGAATTTGTAATAAAAGACAATTTAAGCTTCGGTGAATGGGATTGGGAGATACTTGCTAATAACTGGGATGCAGCTGACCTGCAAGAATGGGGTCTAGAGGTGCCTATAGAATTTAATGAGGCTGATGATGAGCCAAAGGCTTTAGAAGATGACTTTGAGATACCTGAAGAGATAGAAACTGATATAATAGAAGGAGATGTGATAGAGTTTGTATCAGATGGAATTGTAAGGCATAGAATGATGTGTGGAGATAGTACAAACTCAAGTCACATCGCTAAATTGATGGAAAGTGCTAAAGCTGACTTAGTCTTTACTGATCCGCCATATGGAGTGGATTATAAAAGCAAAAAACTAGGTGGTATTAAAAACGATACCTTAAAAGATGAGGAACTACATGACTTTATCCGAGATAGCTTTGAACTAGCCATAGAATACAGCAACCCAAAAACAGCATTCTACTGCTGGTACGAAGACAAATTTAGGGACACTATTCAAAGAGCATTAGAAAATGCAGGACTACAATACAAATCTAACTTGATATGGAATAAAGGAATGAACTTATCTGGAGCAGATTACCAAAAAGCTCATGAGAATTGTCTATACTTTCAAAAGGAAGGTGAGAGAGCTAACTGGTATGGTGAGCGAGATAAGAAAACTATATTAGGATTAAGGCGAAGAGAAATATTAGAAATGCCAAAGGCAAAGCTTCTCCAAATGATTCTAAATATGCAAGACCAAAGTACTGTCTGGGATTTTGATAGAGATAGTGTAATAAACTACAGCCATCCTACTCAAAAACCAGTAACCCTATCAGGAAGAGCAATTCTAAACAATACATTGGATGACCAGATTGTACTAGATATGTTTCTAGGGTCAGGGTCAACAATGGTAGCCTGCCACCAAATAAACAGAAACTGCTTTGGAATGGAATTAGACCCTAAATATTGTCAGGTGATAGTAGATAGAATGAAAAGTCTAGATTACAATATAATAGTCAAAAAAAATGGAAAAGAGATCTGATGAATGGTTATTTAACCAAAGAAAATACGAAGCAATATTATATGATTGCATCAAAAAGTTTAAATGGATGCGATGGGAACATATTGATTGGACAGGGCTTGGCTTTTCCAGAAAAACAGCCTACAGATATGAACTTCATCTATCCGAAAAAGTAAAAGGAATGTTTACACAAAATAGAAGTGCTGGAGTAAATTATTTGTTACAAAAATGGATAAAATCTCAAAATGCTACATTGCAAATTGCAGCAATGAGATTGATGGCATCTGAAGATGATAGACAAAGATTGAACCAGCACTATGTTGATGTAACAACTAAAGGAAAAGCTTTCAGTCCAATTGATTATTCAAAATTATCTGATGAAGCTTTGCAAGAAATACATAAAGCAGTAAAACCAGATGAGAACACAACAGATTCAGAATAAGTTAGATATATATCAAGCTAGAAAAGAACTTTTTAGAAGATCATACTTTGAATTTGTAAAATATTACTGGCAGGTAGTAGAGAATAAACCAATGGTAATCTCTCCGCATATAAAACTAATAGCAGATGAGCTCCAAGAAATAGTTCACAGAATGGGCAGGAATGAACCAAAACAATACGATTTGGTAATAAACATTCCTCCTGCTATGAGTAAGTCAACATTGACTACTATAATGCTACCTGCTTGGATCTGGGCTTACTACCCTTATGCAAAAATTATTAGTACATCATATTCCTACAGCTTGTCTGTTAACCACAGCCTTAAGAGTAGGGATATTGTTTTATCTGATGAATATCAGCAAACTTATGGTATCAAAATTAGGGATGATAAATCTGGAAAACATGAATATGCTAACACTGCTAAAGGTGAAAGAATTGCAACTTCTATTGGAGGTACTATTACAGGAAAACATGGTGATGTAATTATAATTGATGATCCGGTAAACCCAAAAAAAGCATTGAGTGACATTGAAAGAGAAAATGCCAATAATTATATAAAAACTACTCTTAACACTCGTAAAACTGACTCAAGGGTATCTATCACCATAGTTGTAATGCAAAGGCTCCACATAGACGATGTTTCGGGCTTATTCTTATCAAGGGACAATGTAAAGCATATTTGTTTGCCAGCTGAATTTTCTGAGAATGTAGCTCCTGAAAGTGCAAAAGAAATATACCAAAATGGATTACTAGATCCAGACAGATTGTCTAGAGAATCCTTAGATGAATTTAAACTAAACTTAGGAAGCTATGGATATGCAGGACAATACCAGCAAGTACCTGCTCCTGATGGAGGTGGAATTTGGGATGCTGAATGGTTTCAAGAAATCCCAGACAAAGACTTTCCATCCAAAGACCAGATGGTGCAATATGGTACCGATTGGGACTTAGCATATACAAAAAAGGAAGAGAACTCAGCTTCTGCATATATCACTGCGGGGAAAATAGGTGAAGATATTTACATTGATAGAATTGGAGCTGAATGGTTAGAGTTCCCACAATTGATTGCTATGATGAAAACAAAACCAGCTCCTCATTACATTGAAGCTAAAGCATCTGGTAAATCAGCAAAACAAACTTTAACCTATGAAGGAATAAATGCAATTGAAATAGAAGTGATAGGTTCAGGAGACAAGATAGCAAGATCAAGATTGGCAAGTCCTACTGCTGAAGCAGGTAGAGTATATATTAGATCATCTCAAAAAGATTATCTAATAAGCGACTCAAAGCAAGGTATAAAATACTTTCCTAATGGAAGCCATAACGATTTAGCCGATGCACTGAGTCAATGTCTGATGCGATTAACTAAAACCTATAAAGCAATTATATTGTAAATTACCATGAAACTATCAGAAATGGTGAATGAAATAGAAAAAAATGAAGCTACTAAGCTAAAGTTTGTCGAAAATTGCATTAAAACATTTAATAAGAAAACTATTGAAGAATCAAAACAAATAAATGTTCGAATAGAAACAAAAGAAATGGAGTGGTGGGATACTATTGAGTATAATAATAAAAATGAAAGTTTGGAAATGCACGATTTAATTACAACACTAGGAATAAAAGAGTATAATGTAAAGAGAGTGACAGAACTTTTGATACAAGGATATCCATCAAGTGAAATTATAAAAAAATTACATATTGGATTAAATACATTTAATAAGATAAAGCAAACCATCTATGAAAAAGTTAAAGAAGCTAAGCAAGACAAAAAACTCTAACCAAGTAGAGGCTTTTGATAAATTTAAAGCTATTGTTTTAGAAGATTATCAAGTAAAAAGAGCTGAAACCTTTGGAGCTGAGCATAGTGACTTTACAAAAGTTAATAATGTTGATTTGCTTTTCTTATATGAAACCCATGCAATTGTATATGCCATTGTAAACAAAATAGCAAAACGAGTTGCTGGTGATGGATTTGTCTTTTTGGATAATGCAGGAAATGAAATATCAGATAGTGAAACTCAAAGAATACTAGAAATATTTAAAGGAACTGAAGGCAATCTTTCTTTACTACTTCAGATGAGAAGATGGGTGCAAGATATGTTGGTGGTAGGAGATTGCTATGTTGAAAAAGTAGCATTCAACCCTAGAGTAGTAAAGCTAGATCCAATCTCACCAAAATACATGAAAAAATTAGTTACCCAAACTGGTGAACTAAAAGGATATGCTCAAGTTGTAAATGGTAAAATTGTAACTGAGTTTGGTGAAGATGAAGTATTTAGCGAAGGATTGAATAATGGATTGATATATGGAATATCTCCAGTAAGGTCAATTTGGCGAGAAATACAAGCTGACTTAGGTGCAGTAGTATTCAATAACAAATTCTTTGAAAACTCTGCTAACCCAACTACATTATTTCTTCTAAGAGATGAGGTGATGAATTTAGGAAATGCTGAATTGGATGCAGTGCGAACTCAACTCTTAGATTCATATAAAGGTGCTGTAAATAGCGGAAAACCAATTATAAACAATGTTATAAAAGACATCAAAACAGTAGATAGGGATTTGAATAAAATTCAATTCCTAGGAAGCAGAGATAAATTTATAGAAAAAGCCTGTGCTGCCTTTGATATATCTAAAGTGATGCTTGGTATTACAGACTCAGCTAATGAAGCCACAGCAAGTAAAAGTATGAGACAAGAGTTCTACCTAACAGCTGTAAAACCTTATGAGCAAATAATAGAAAGGTTTGTAAACGAAGAAATATTTCCAAATCTACAAATCGCTAATTATAGACTCAAAATTATACCTCATGATTTTACAGACTATGCTAGCAAGGTTGAATCTATTATTCAATTAAGAGATACAGGGATACTTACTACCAATCAAGCTCGAGAAAAGCTAGGAGAGCCAATAATTGAAGAAAAATGGGCAAATGAATTGATGGTTCGTACAGGAATGGGATATGTGCCAGTAAAACCTACAACTATGGTTGACACAACCTTAGATAAAGGTATCTATAACAAAGTAAAAAAACTATTTAATGATAATAAATAGCAAACGAAACAGTAAATTTATTCGCAACCTAGAAAATGAATTTGCAGATTCGTTATATGTTACAATGCAACAAATGGAAGATGAATTCTTGTTATTACTAGAGCAAGGTGTCCAAAAATCTATGAACCCATTGGAATTTATTATATCCCTTGGGTTTGCAACTATAGCTCAAAAGATGACAGAGTTCCTATCAATTGCATATGTCTATTCATACATAGATACAGCTAAAAAGCTAAAACTAGATTATGAATTTCAAAGAGTAAGTAGCTATGCAAGCCAAGAAATAAATAGGAGATTGAAAAACATAGAGTTGATGCAAGATACTACCAAAAAACAATTACTGGTGTCTCTAAAAGATGTATTTGATGGCAAGATGACATATCAAGAATATTTAAACCAATCTGGTGATATATTGCCATTTTCAAAAGGCAGAGCTAAAAGAATTGCAGTAAATGAAATAGGTTCGGTTTATGTAGAAGCTACTAATACAGCAATATTAGATTACAAAAAAAACACAGGCACAGTTGTATATAAACAATGGTCTACAGTTGGGGATGAAAGGGTGACAGCAGGATGTAGATATAATGAAAGTTTGGGTTGGATAGAAGAAGAAAAAACATATGGCGAAGCACTAAGACCTCCAAGATTTATTGGATGCCGATGTACTTTGATATATGATGTAAAAGACATTGAAGAATAAAAAAGTGAAAAATATTATATAATAATAGTATAAATAAAGATTTTATATGAAGACTCAATTTAACTTTAAGTTATTAGCTAAAAGCACAGGTGGCAAAAAAGAAATAGAAGGGTATGCCTCTACCCCAGACCTAGATAGAGATAATGACATTATCCCTACTGAGGTATTGGCAAAAGCGGTCGATGGATACCTGAAAATGGGAACTTTGCTATACGAACATGGATATGATCCAACCTATGCCAGAAAACCAGTTGGAAAACTAAATATAGCCAAAATAGATGATGAGGGAAGGCTATATGTCAAAGGTACTATATCCGACCAGTGGATATGGGAAAAAATAGAGCTAGGAGAACTTAAAGCCTTCTCAATCGGAGGTATGGCAGAATGGGAGGTGAGCCAAAAAGATGGCAAAGCAGTAGGGATTGCAAAAAGCATGGAAATACACGAAGTTTCTATTGTAGCAATACCTGCAAATCCTAATGCGATGTTCTCTATCGCCAAGTCTTTGCAAAAAAGTTTGCAAGATGCAATAGAGGATAATAATAAAAAAGTGTATAATGAGAATATACCAACTAATGATAAAGTTCTTATGGAAGAAATGATCAAAGGAATACAAGACAGACTTGATGCCTTTTTAACAAAAGACAGCGAGAAAGTCGAATTGAAAAAAAGCCTTGAAGCAAAGACTAATGAAATGTCTGAACTCCAAGTTCAATTAGATGAACAGAAATCTAAAAATGAAGAGTTACAAAAAAGTTTAGATGAAACCATTGCTAGCAAAGAAGCTTTGACTGAAAACATTAAAGCTTTAGATGAAAAACTTACATCAGTAATTGCTACTAAAAAGTCAGCAAAGACAGATGATGAGTTAGACAAAAAAGCTGAAGATAAGTCAGAAGCTGATGAAGTAGCAAAGTCTGCAAAACAAATTGAAGACAAAGCTAAAGAATTAGGATTAATACTATAAATAATAATTAAATAAGTAAAAAGATATGATTAAATATACTTACGGTTCCAATGGAGAAGTGTTGCTTAAAGGAAAAATGCAACCAAGTTCAGATTCTTTCTCCCAGCAATTATTTGCTAAGTTAGAAAAAAGCTTAACTGGAAATCCAGAATTAGCTAACAAAGCATTGTCAATGTACAAGGCTTTAGATACTCAAACTACTCTAGAAGGAAAAAATGTTGTAGAGGAAGTTTTATTTAGAGGAGTACTTGAAAGAGTAAAACTATTTGGTGAAATTGCACCTTTGTTTGATGACATTCAACTTCCATCTAATCTTTACAAACTACCTATCGAATTAGAAGGAGCTCAAGTCTTTCTAACTGGTGAAGCTACTCAGGATGACAATAGTGTTACTGCTTCTGCTTCTACTCCACAGATTGGATTATCTACAATTGAAGCCTTCAAACTATCAGGAAAGTCTCTTACATCTGAAGAGTTGATTGAAGATTCAGTAATCGACATAATTCGATTTATAGTAGACCGACACGCTGAAGCTATTGCAAGAGGATTTGACCGAGCTATCATTGATGGAGATAAAGCTACTTCTCACCAAGACAACGATGTAACATCTGGAAGAGATGAGAGAAAAGCAGTCAATGGACTAAGAAAATTAGCATTAGCAGATGCCTCAACTAAAGTTGATGGAGGTACATTTGGAATAGACAAGATTTTTGATGCTCTAGGAAAAATGAAGAAATTTGGAGGTCCAAGGCAATTAAGCAATGTAGTCTTGATTACAGGTCTATCAGTTTACAATAAGCTATTAGCTTTAGCTCTAAACACTACTAACAACAACCAAGTTGCATTCGACTTACAAAGTGGAGTACTAAGAAGTATTAATGGAATTAGAATCGTTGTATCTGAAGATGTTCGCCAAGACCTAAATGCTTCAGGAGTATACGATGGATCTACTACTACTAAGACTTATGCTCTATTAGTAAACACCAGCCAATTCATTACCGGAACTCGTTCAAGTGCTAGATTTGAGTCTGACAAAGATTATGACAGAGACCAAGTCAAGCTATACAGCCGAGTACGAAAAGGATTTGCTCCATTGTTTACTACTTCAGCAAGCAACCCAAATGTTGTAGCAATCTACAATATAACATCCTAATAGGTTGTTTATCTCCTACCCTTACTAAAGGGTAGGGATAAGCAGAATATTAAATATGGCATATACAGATCTAACAGCAATAAAAAGAAGACTGCCAAATTTAGATATACAAGCTTCAACATTAAATGAGTATATAGATGAGGCTAAGGTTTGGATTGATGGTGTCACAAATACTACCTTTGAAGAATCTGGATTTGAAACTAGAATATATACACCCAAAATAACTTCAAGACTGGTTGTAATTGAACATGCCACCCAAATTCAAAAATTAGAGGTATTGATAAACCGAACAGAAAATGGAGATGAATGGTTTGAAATAGATTCCATTTCATATCGAGCTATGCCAGAAAATAGCATTCCAAAACTATATGTTGAATTCCTAAGCACCCTAAACTACCCGGTATATTTTGAAGGGATTACATCAAGCCTTAGAGTTACAGCTAAATGGGGATATTCAGCCACACCACCATTAGACATAAAGAGAATAGCAACTCAGTATGTAGTCGAGCAATTAAGACAAGATGGACATGCTGATCTAAAAATAAAATCAGAAAGGTTGAACGATGCGACAATTACATTTGACATCATAACCAGCGAACAACAAATCCAAAAGCTAGAAAAACAATTACTTAAATATAAATATTGGGGTGATATACGAGTATGAGAACAAGTATATTCTTTGTACATAAAGCAGATATATATAGGCTAACTCCTACTATATCTGGAGGTAGAACAATAGAAGATTGGCAACTAAATGAAACCAATATAGCTTGTTGTGTGCAACCATCAGCTGAAGAGTTGATTGGATTAGGTGAAGGTGATTTCTTTAATACATTCAATATATTCTTTCCAGAAAAAACTAATGTTCAGGTTGGAGATAAATGTTTAATAGATAGCATAAATTATCTAGTTAGAGGAGTGCAAAAAAGAGACTATGGGATTACTAGAAACCATGTGAAAGTCTCTGCATTAAGAAAATAGTATGGCAAAATCAGTCAAAATAGATTTCTCAGATATTCGTAAGTTTGAAAAAGCTACCAGAGAAGCTATTAAAGATAATGTAGATTACGAAGCTAAAGGATTATTGCAAGCAACCACATTAGTTCACAGAGAAGCTGTAAATAATACTAAGGCAGGAGTAAAATATATAAAAGGGATTCATAAAACAGGAAACTTAAGAAAATCTCTTACCTTTGAAATTGGAAATGGTGAAGGGACTATCTTTACAGATGGAAGAATTGTATACCCAAAATTTGTTGAATTTGGTACAGTTAAAATGCGAGAGCGACCATTTCTAACTATTGCTTTAGCAGAGAACCGAAAAAAGATAGATGAAATATTTGATAAAATAATTAAAAAACAGGTTAAAAAAATGCAAGTATGAGTGTAAAAATTATAAGCCAAGAGATAGCCAATATACTGGAGCCTCTTAAAACTCAAGGCAAAGTAAAATCTATCGAACAATATTCTTCTGGAAATATAATTGGGTATCCCAGAATACAAATTGAATTTCAAGGATTGCAATCAGATTATCTTACCAATCAAGAAAGGCTAGTTGAATATGAATTTGATGTTGTAATAACCCAAGAGATTACAGATGAAAATGCTACATCTCAAACTGGCACCGATACAATGAACCAATTGGTGCAAGAGGTAGTAGAGCTATTGGATGATCAAGTGAATAGTGGTACACCTCTAAATAATTCAGTAGATTTTATAAGACCAATAACAACTACCAGAGCAAAAAACATTCAAGAGCTACCATTAATAACCCAGCTCGTCACAATAAAATGTGTAAAAACATTATAATATAGATATAAGATAACTTTTACAATAATATGGCAAATAATATAGGAGCATTAGTAAATGTTGGGATAGGAAAAGAAGTAACCCGAGGAACAGCTGTTGCTGCAGGATACTGGATCCCAAAAACAGATTTAGATTTCTACGACCAAGTTGAATACATAAAACAGGAAGCACCTTATGGTGTGATTAATGAGTTTATGGATGGAACTGTAGGTAAAACTTGGGCATCTGGTAATATAGCCGGTCCAATCTTTATAGATTCATTCGGACTAATCCTAGGAGCTACCTTTGGAGCTTTCCCAACTCCTAGTGGAAACTCTACAAATGGATACACCCACACATTTGTTCCAGCTCAAAATTCAATTCACCAATCTCTAACTTTATATAGAAAAGAACCCAATGAAGATATAAGATATTCACTAGGTATGCTAAACAGCTTAGAGATAAGTTATGAATTAGGGGAGTACTTGTCCTTCTCAAGCGATTTTATGTCAAAAGCAGGTACAACTACCTCTAGCAGTGCTACATACACTGAGAAGGCTAAATTTAGACCTCAGGATGTAAGTGTTGTGATTGCAAGTACAGTCGCAGGATTAAGTGGTGGAACTACATTGAAAGTAGAGTCAGCTACATTGACAATTGAAAAAAATGTAACTGAATATCAGGCACATGGAAATACTGGATTAGAAGATATCTTCAATGGAAGATTCTCATATAGTGGAAGCTTTGTAATCTTATGGGACAACACAACTTATAAAGACTTATGGAAAGCAGGAACTAAACAAGCTCTAAAGTTTACAGCAACAAATACATCAACTACAGTTGGATCTGGAAATACCACCAACCCAAGCTTAAGCTTTACAATTGCACCATCTCTATTAGAAGAATTTGGACTAGAGCAAGGAAATGGTGATATAATAAAGCAGACAATAGGGTTTACAGGATTATATGACTTAGCAAATAATGCATCTATCTCTGCAACTCTTGTCAATGAAGTAGCTTCTTATTAAAACATATGGTATCAAACTTAGTCACAATCCAAATAAAAGAACTTTTAGAAAATGCTGAAGGCTCTCTAATATTTAGAAAGCCTAAAGCATCTGAAATGATATTAATAGCAGATGAACAAACAAAATTGCAAGATGAAAATCACTTTAGAGAAAAAGATGGATTAGATAAAAAAGATTTATCACCGGGATTGATAACAGTAATCCAAGACTTGGTTTTAAACTGCTATATAAAAGGAATTGATGAAACTGGAAATGAAATTTCAAAAGAAGATTTTGAAATGAATTTTGTTGACTTACAATCTGTTCTTGTGGCTTTCTCTAAATTATCTGAAACTAAAGACCTCATAAAAAAAAATCAGAAATAATAACTCAGATTAGAACTGGAAAAGTAAAAAGCAAAGCATATCAAACCTACCTGTATATGAAAAGATTTCATTGTACATATCAGGAAATGCTAAATGAACCAGAGGAACTCATAAAAAACAATTTATTGATTATGACACTCGAAGCTGAGCAGAAAATTAAAGAGCAAAAAATGGAAAGACTAAAAAGTAAAATGAGCCATGGAAACAAGCCTTAAAGTCACAATATCGCTCAATGATGCAATGTCTGCAGCCTTGGGCAGAATCAGAACTAATCTCAATAAAGTTGGGAAAGATTTTGAAGTGACTGAAAAACAAGCAATCAAATCTACCGACAAAATGTTTGATAGCTTTAATGAGTTTGCAGGGGGGATTGCAAAAAGAATGGTTGTAGCTACAGGTGTAATGACTACAGCTATTGTCGGCTTTGGAACAAAAGCTGCAGCTGAAATGGAACGAACTAGGACATTTTTGAATGTGTTGACTGGAAGTGTTGAAGTTGGAGCTGAGACATATAGAAAGCTTGTTCAGGTAGCAAAAACAACCCCATTTGAAACCAGACATCTTGTAAATGCTACCCAGACAATGTTGGGATACAATGTATCCTTAGAAGACTCTCAAAAAGCATTGCTGATGTTAGGAGATATAGCTTTGGGAAATTCAGAAAGGCTAAAACATTTGACATTGGCTTTCTCCCAAGTATCTTCTGCCGGAAAATTGACAGGACAAGATTTGCTACAACTTGTAAGTGCTGGGTTTAACCCACTGCAAGAAATATCTAGAACTACAGGTGAAAGTATGGATAACCTTCGAAAAAGAATGTCGGATGGAAAAATTTCATTTGAAGAGGTGATGAATGCAATGAAAACTGCTACATCTGAAGGTGGAAGATTCTATCAGGGAATGGAAGAGGGAAATAAAACTTTAGCTGGTAGATTTGCTCAATTAAGGGAAGAAGTCTCTTTATCTATAACAGAGCTATTAGGACTAAATGAAAGCGGAGAAATCGTAGAAGGAACATTCCTAGACATTGCTAAAAATGGAATTAATACTTTAATTGAACATCTAAAAAAAGTAGATTTTACAGAAACAGCAAAAAAGCTTGGAGATGCATTGCAATCTGTAATAGATGCAATTGATAAAACTACAAAATTTTATAATGAAAATAAAGATGCAGTTGATGCATTGGCAATTGCAATGGGAACATTTACAGTTTCTTTGTATACAATGGTAGCAGCTACAAAAGGAATTGCAGCTATAAAAGGTGCTTTTATTGCAATGAAAGTTGCAGGAGTTGTTTCATTTGGAATAATTGCAGCAGTGATTGCTGTAGTAGCTGGATTAGCTTTCTTAATATATAAAAATTGGGATTGGATAGCTGGTAAAGCAAAAGAAATTTGGGGAAATATAACTAAAACAGTAAATGAAACTTGGGATAAAATAAATAAAAAATGGACTGAAACTAAAGACTCTATAGTTAAAACAGCTGAAGATTTAAGAGATAGAGTAGTTGGATTTATAACTAAAGTTAGAAATGATGTAAATGATAGATTTACTCAAATTCGAAACAAAGCAACTGAAGTATGGAATGCAATAACTAAATTTATTGGGGATAGGATTAATGATATTAAATGGATACTTAGTAATCCATTTGAAGCTCTTGGTTTTGCTCTAGGAAATATTATGGGATTTAACATAATTGTATTTACAGCTATAACTAATTTTGTAAATGATAGAATAAATGATATCAAAAGATTTTTTGAAAGCATTCCCGGTTTTGTTGCAGGAGTATGGGAAAATATTAAAAAATTCTGGAATGATGGATCTACATGGGTAAGTAATAAAACTAGTGAGATTGTAAATGGAATTGTAAATTTCTTCTTAGGAATACCGGGAGCCATATCTGGATTATGGGAAACAATAAAAAGAATGGCAAATGAAGGGTTTACTAATGTTCACAATGCAGTTACAAATGGAATAAATTGGATTGTAGATAGGTTTAGAGAATTACCGGGAAGAGCCAGAGATGCTTGGACAGGACTCAGAGATTCATTTAATGTAAATATATCTAGAGTTCATGATGCTACAACTAATGGTATAAATTGGATTGTAGATAGATTTAAAGAATTACCGGGTAAAATAAGAGATAAATTGTCAGAATGGTTTACAACAGGACAAAATGTGATGAAACAATTTTGGAATGGTATATTAAACAACATGGGTTCTTTTGCAAAAGGATTTAGAGAAGGATTACAAAGACAAGGTATTAGATTAGCTTCTGGAACTAACTTTGCAATGGGTGGACAATACTTAGTTGGTGAAACCGGTCCAGAATTAGTAACCTTACCAAGAGGAGCTCAAGTAACTAGAGCCTCAGAAACTAAAGGTGCAATGCAAGGTCAAACTGTAAACATTACTATAAACAATCCAACTGTTAGAAACGATAATGATCTGCAAATGATTATAGACCAAGTTAGTGAAGCCTTTGCTAAAACCCAAAGATTAAAAAGATTAGGAGTATAATATGGCAAAAACACTTAGTTACAATGGATATGACCTTCAAACATCATTAATAGTGATGACAAATTTGCAATACCAAACTCTTAATAAAGATTTGAGCATAACTAGAATTGCTACAACTGATATGAATAAATTCATAGAGTCTTATGTAGCTAATAAAACTATAACCTATACTGGATATATAAAAGGCACGAGTGCTTCTGATGCTGAATCAAAACTAGATACTCTAAAACAAAATATACTTCTAAATAATGTAGCAAACTTAGATATTGGCTATGCAGGTGGAACTCGTAGATACAAAGCAGTTACCCAAAGTGTTGAAGTTACAGATGAAACTGCTGGTTTGGATGTCAAAAATATAACTATAGTCTTTGCAACTATAGAACCATTAGGATTAGATACATCAAATCAAACCATCAATTATTTAGCCGAAACTGGCACTCCTACGAAGACTATTACCTTCTCGGGTACATATTATGCTCTCCCAACTTATACTCTCACTGTAAGCTCAGAAAATCTACTTACAGGTATAAATATAAAATCGGTTGAAACTAATCAAGAGATAATTATTCAGCAAAACTATAATGCTGGTGATATTGTAGTTGTAAATACTAGAGATAAAATTGTTACCTACAATGGAACTCCAATAGATTACTTTGGAATATTCCCATTAGTAAAACAAGGTCAAAATGATTTATTATTTACACCTACCAGCTCAAGCCATAGCATTAACATTAATATAACTTATACACCTAGATATCTATAATATGGATTTGATAAAAAAAACATATTTGTACAAATTCTATAATAGTGCAGGATTATATCTTGGGTCTTTTTATTCTAATGAGTTTGATGTGGCTACTATTCCAACCTATACTTGGAAAATAAATGGTGGAAAAGGAAATTTGGCAATAGAATACATTGCACCAATTCAAAAGTTTGTCCAAAACTCATTAGGAGCTCAATTACCTCAATTTGTAAGAATATACATGCATGATAAAGAAACCCCAGCTACTGGAGAATTGATTTATAGTGGATTATTGATAGATAACCATTATACATTGACCGAAGAAGGGTTTATAAAACCAGACCAATTCTTATATATATCAGGTGAAAAAGATTTAGAAGCTAAAATAGTGGAAAATGTAGTTACAGGAGCTACTTCAATTTCATACTCCAACATGGATATAGCTGATATATTAAAAGACTTATTGGATAAATATGCACTCAAGGGTGGAGTGGTTACATATACAAACCAAACTTTACCTGAAGTTGGATCAAAAATATCTATTACAGTTAAAAATGAAACTTACCTTGGAGCTATAAGAAGAATCTGCGGATACCTCCCTCAATTTTGGTGTTTTTTTATAGATGGACAAAATAGACTAAATATAAAATACACTGATTTGGATCAAATAGATCACAGAATATATATTGGAAAAGAAGGTATACAAGGAACTCTTCGATTGTCTTTAGGAGATGTGATAAATACTGTGTTCTTCCATGGAGGAGATACTGGTGGCGGGTTAAAATTATATAAAAAGTTTTCAAATCCAATATCTCAAGCTGTATATGGATTGCAAGAGACTATATTAAGTGATGAGAGAGTTACTGTCGCTTCTACAATTGAAGCTAAAGCAAATCAAGTATTAAGTAGGAAAGGAAGTCCAATTAGATATTTAGAAGCTACAATAGTAGACAGCAATGGAAATGAGTTTGGATATGATATAGACTCAATAAAGCCGGGAGATACACTCCAACTTCTAAGTTCAGAAATACCAACTCAATATTCAACTTGGAGAGATGATACAGGAGTTTTTGGAAATGGTATTTGGGATGTTAGTCCTTGGGATTTCTCCCTAGCTGGTATTCTTGGAGTATCTCTACAAATACAAGAAATAATATATGCACATGATAGAGCTACAATTATAGCTTCTGACTTTGTAGAAGATTTGGCAACTACAATCAATCAACTAGAAAAAAGACAGCAAGAATTAGAAACTATAGAATCACCAACAATTCCAACTTAAAAGTTGTATAATATAAATATAAGTAACTTCTATGATTAAAGGCGATACTAACAAGTTAATCCAATCTAGCATTAGACAATTGATAGATAGAATTCCACATAGTCTAAACCAAGAACAAGAAAAAATGGTGCTAATGATCTGCCAAGAAATAGTAAATACTGTAGTTGAACAAATAGATAAAACTCCAGCTGAAACTAAAGCAGAACAAGAATTATTGAAAATAAAGAACACTTGGAAAGAACTTAATAAATTACTAAAATGACGATTACAAAACCAGCAAAAACTCATTCCTTTGCACCTACAACAGTTATAAAATCTTCAGAGGTAAATACAAATTTTGACAATTCTTTTGCACCTTATGATACCACAGGATATTTGTATGACGGTTGGTTTGCTTTGGCAGGAGCTAGTTTAGAATATAATTCAGCTGATTCAGTTAAGACTACTGCAGATGTAAATCTTACAACTGATATTCAAGTTGGAGATAGAGTTACTTTTGAACAATCTTCTACAGAGAAATTTTATACTGTAATAAATATAAACTACAATTCAACTGTAGCTAATAGAACATATATTCAATTGACAGGAGATGCAGTAGCAAACAGTGCTATAACCGCAGGGACGGTTGGATTTTCAAGGCATATAAGACCTTATAAATTCCCAGCCGTACCTTTCTTTGGAAATGGAACTTCTGGGCTTATAAATGGGAAAATTGTACCTTCTGTAGCTTCAAACAATTTAACTGTAGCTATTAAGACTATGGCTGGCACAGACCCTTCTGTTTCTAACCCTGTCGGGATATGGATTGGAAATAACTTAAGGTGGATAACTTCTTCTTTAGCTGTGACTGCAAATGCTGGGACTAACTGGTTTAATTCGGGTTCGGCAGAATTTGCTACAAGGGAAATAGATTATTTTGTTTATGCTGCTTGGAATGTAGGAGCATCTCAAATTATGTTAGGATTTGGAAGATTGCCTTATGCTAGAGTATATGGAGATTTTGTAGGTTGGGCAACCCCAGCCAATGAAAAATATGTAAATTTAGTAAATACAACTTCAAGTGCCTTAACAGATGATTTTGTCAACATAGGAAGGTTTGCTGCTACCCTATCAGCTGGAGCTGGACATACTTGGTCTGTACCTTCATTTACTAATGCTAATCTTATACAAGAGCCTATTTATGAGACGAGGTTATTAAGTTATACTCCAACATTAAATGGTTCTGGAGGTTCTATAGGAAGTTTTGCAGCAAGTCCTTATGAAGGAAGATATAAAATAATTGGAGATGTTGTAAATAATTTAGTTAATATAACTTGTACAAATGTTGGTAGTTGGTCTGGTAGTGTTCAAGTTGCATTGCCTATGGGTGGTAATTCTGGGATAGATATGCCTGCTACTGGTTGGGTAGCTCCAAATGCAGCTAACCCAGCAGTTTCTAGTAGAGCTTATCCTACACTACAAACTACAAATAGAAGATATATATTTTTAGCAGCAGTAGACACAGGGGCTTTAACTTGGGGAACTTTTGTGGCAAATGACAGAATAAGAATAAATGGATATTATTCACTAACATCTAATGTATAACAACAACACTATGAATAACAACAATTGGAACTGGAAAAAATGGCTTAATGGAGTAATTATTATTCCAGAGGATACAACTGACTTAATTAAATATGGGACTGCTCTTATAATGGCACTTCTTGCTAAATATGGCTATAGTGAACTAGGAGAGTTAGAGCTTATGATTATAGCTGGGATAGTAAAGGCTGTAGTGGATAGAGTGCATTATTATTGGAAATATGAATAGGTATGAAAACAGAGCATATTGAAAAGCTAGACTCAATCATAGACAATCCTAGTCAGCATAACACTGAGGAAAAGGTTAATATTGTAATTAGAGTAGTTAGAGATATAGCTCTACAAGTAAGAGGGCATTACAACGATATAGCACTGTTAAAGGGTATGATTGAAACTATTCAGAGGACTTTAGAAAGTTTAGATGATAAACTATTTGGGAATAAAGAAAGTGAAGGTACAATTTATACTTTGACAACACAGGTGGATATGATGAAAAGAAGCTTTGATAATTTTACCAAGCTATTATGGGCTATGATTGGAGCTGTGACAATAGACATTTTATTAAGATTTTTTAACATAATATAAATATGGCAACACGAAAAGACTTTACTGGAATGATGAGAAGAGATACTCCAACCTTCAATATTGATCTAGATACTTTCAATATAACTGGATACACTTTTAGATTGACAATAAAAGAAATGGATGATGATACAAATGATGATACAAATGCTATCTTAGCTACTAGCTGGACTGCTCATATAAACAACTATGAGACTGCAGTGACTTTGACTAAGACTGAAACTAACTTCCCAGCTGGATTGTATAAATATGATATACAAATGGCTAATTCTACCATTACCCACACTATTCTATATGGAGAATGGGAACAGATTGAGGATGTAACTATAACTGCACCATAATGGCTTGTGAAATAAAAGCTACAATTGAACAGCAAGATATAAAAGCTACTTTATCTGACCAGACTATAAAAGCTGATGTCAATGCTATAAAGGTGCCTTATTATGGACAGATGTATAATCAGACTCAGCAGACTGTAGATATAATTACACAGGGAGTATATGTACCAATGAATATAACTGGAACTTTTGATACTGCTAATGCACAGGGAACAGTCGCACCTACTACAGGTACTTTTGGAATAAAGAATATATCTGGAAAAACCCTTAGATTTATGGTAATTGCAACAGCTGACCTCCAAATAACTAATAACAGAACAACTGGCTTAAGACTAGCTGTAAATGGAGTAGCATTAACTGAGACTACTTGTCAGGCTCAAACTGGAAACCATAATCTAGCTAAGGTAATGACACAATGGATGGTTAATCTACCTAATAATGGTGAGGTTACATACTTATTGGCTAACATATCCTCTGCTGCAGATATAATTGTAGACCGTGCTAAAATAGTAGCGGTTATGGTATAATATAAATATTCCTATGCTGATTTATAACCCAGCTATAGGTTGAGGAAGTACAACTCGTAAAACAGCCGAGCGTAAAGCCTATAGAAGGTGTGGTTATAGCCGATAATATAGGTAGCAACAATTAGGGGAAATTGACCGATAGGACAAAAGTACCCTTTTTGTTTTGACTATATTCCCGACACCAAGAGAATGGTTTGCCTTGACAAATGTATAATATTATTTTATAATTAAAATATAACCTTTTACCATACTAGTTTAATGTAAAAGGTTGGGTCATTCCCGTAAAAAACTAGGTCATTCCTAGTTTTATAAGGATGTAGTTAAATGGGATAACATTGGTCTCCAAAACCATCATTGTAGGTTCGATTCCTACCATCTTTGCCAGATAATATATTAAAAATGGAAAATACAATCACTATTCCAATGATAATAAAAGTAAGCACCAATAGAATATATGGTGGTTGCCATTGGACACAACGAATGGATTATAAAAATGCCATTAGTAGTGTAGTATATAAATATAGGGAACTATTCCATAAGGTAGAAGAAAAAAACCTCCCTATAGACCTAAAAATGACCTTTGAGTTTAAAGGTAGAACTCTAGATAGCTCCAATTGTTCCTACATGGCAAAAATGATTGAAGATGCTATGGTAAAAAAGATTGGAGTAATCCCGGGTGACAGCATCAAATATGTTGGCTCGGTATACTACAAGTCTATTAGAGGAGAAAAAGACCAAATACATATAACTTATTAAACATATGGCATTAGCAAAATGGCAAGACTACACATACTTTCCGCTACATCTAGATCCAGTTAAAATTGGATTTAAGCATAAACAAAGATATCCTAATAACCCAGCCTTTGGTAAATTACAAGGTAAACAACATCTTGGACAAGACTATATCTGTCCAGTTGGAACTAAAGTCTATGCAATTGCAGATGGATACTTAGAAATAAGCATTGGAAAACAATCAGGACTGATGGTTACAATCAAAACAAATAGAGGACTATCCATCCGAGTGATGCACCTCAATAAAGTATTCGTCCATGATGGATTGATATCTCGAGGACAACTTATTGGTGAATCAGGAAACTCTGGAGTTAGTACAGCACCGCATAGCCACATTGATATCTATAAAGGGTTAAAAATTGATATAAATAAAATAGATAACTTTATAGATCCACTTTCATTAAATTACAGCTCACAATTAACTAAAGAAGAAGATATGACTACAAAAGAAGTTCGTTCAATCGTAGAAGCTCTATATTGGAAAATAGCTCTAAGAGAACCAGATAAGGGTGGAGTAGATTTTTGGGTAGGTGAATACTTTAAAGAAAATCAAAAAAGTGTTTGGATGGGTAGAATTATGGAAGGGTTTAACCTAGAAAAAGAAAGTCAAAACCTAAGGTTCTACGATGCCAAAAATAGGCGTTGGAGGTCAGAAGAAGATGTAAAGGGTTAATAGTATGAAGCCAATCAAAAAGCTTTCAGATGTTACAATTGAAGACTTTGAACATTTGATGAGTAAAATATCTTTAAACTACGAAGATATGGTTGGCAGAAAAGCTGAGATAAAAAAGTTGTATGATAAAGCTGAAGATGATAGTTGCTACATAATGATAGAAGGTGGAAATGATGAGGGGATACAAATAGCAATTAGAGAAGGTGAAATAGAAATGATATACGATGCTTGTAGAGAATATTTAGTAAAACATATATGGGATTAAAAAAAATCGTTTGTGGGGGGTCAAAAAATAACAATATAGAAGATCTAATCAATGCCAATAGCAGTGTTGCCTTTGATGCTAGAGTTGAAGAGATTATGGCTAAGATATATGAGCAAGATTGTTGGGTGCCAGAAGAATATGAAATGATTAGAATGTTCATATATACCAAACTAGCACCTAGAGATTGGAGCAAAAAAGACAATCGTGTTCCCGACCCCGGTAAAACGATAGATGATTTAGAAAGTATATGATATAATACATATAGCTATTAAGTTTCAAATCTTTAGACTGATGTCTAACTGGTGTAAACCTAGAGCTTAAGGCTGACAAGATTCACAAACTGGAATGGGGTAACCCGCTCGACAAATTCCTACAACTAGAAGATTCTGGGTGTAGGTTTTTGTTTTATATGCTATACTGAAAATGTACCTTTGCCACTATAACAATGGCAATCCTGCAACCGCCTCCTGTTCGTTTTATGTACATTTACAGAGGGTACATACAAGTTAAAACTGAATTAAGGTTTATTAGATTTGATACCTTCTATCGCAAAATTAACCCTTTTCAATACTATGATTGTATAGACTTGAATGATATGTCAATTTATACAATCAAAGGTCATAATATCCTCAATTATCACTTATACAATGTTCGTCCATTAACTAAATCAGACCCTGAGTACATTCCACAATTACCTATACAACAAGGCTAATTGCCTTAAACCAAAAAGGGAGTGTTTAACTCCCTCTTTTCTTTATATAATAGCTACTATTGCTATCAATCCAAATAACAATATAAATAACAATAATAATCCTATTATATAATCTAAAGCCTTTGTTTGATTGTTCATAATTTTATTTACTCCATTTACTTTTACTAGCATTCCAAGCTCCAATCCCTCCTCTACTTATCTTGAAAGCCATTGCTTCTACATTTGTTCTAGGGTCAAAGGGTGATACATATTCTCTTCCCATTTGTCTTAGTGTACCTTCCCAAGTGGATTTTATAAACTGGCTACAGCCTGAAGCAGTTGAATTCTTATTCTTAGCATTTGGATTTCCTCCTGACTCAGCTTTTATAATCCTCCTCATAACCTCACCGTCTACATTATATTTGGTAGCCATCTCATCTACATAGTCATAACAGCTTCCATTATATGCTATTTGGTCTTTTTTTGCCTCTCTCGCAAGAGTTTTAGGTTTAGGAGGTATATTGACTGGTTTAGGTTCAGGAATAGGCTCTAATTGTTCTAATTTGGTGAATACTATTTTACTTGGTGTATAGGGTTGAGCTATAGCTTCTGAGTATTTGAATATCCAAAATATAAATAGTAAACAGTACAGTGCTATCAGTAAATTCCATTTGTATCTATTGATAGTCTTTTTAGATAATGGACGGTTTTGAATTCGTCTAATATGTTTAATTTAATAATAATACTCTTTCGAGTCAACAGACATAATCAGTGTTTGAGATATAAAGTTCTCAGTGGAGGAGACAAGGATTTGCACCTTGTATAATATACCTGCCGAAAGCAAGACGGTATATCTTGAAATGTTAATTCATTCGAAACCTCTTGCACCAAGCGTCTACCTATTCCGCCACCCCTCCATTGAGAACTCTATATTTTAATGTGCTGTATAAAGTTCTCAACGGAAGGGACAAGGATTTGCACCTTGTATGAAAGAAAGCAAGTAATCCTGTTATCAAAGCCATATACCATAGAGTTGGCTTCACCCTATAAGGACTTTCAGTTATCTAAGTAATAAAAACATTTATCCTTTTTATGTTTTATCTTTAGCGTCTACCTATTCCGCCACCCCTCCATTGAGAACTCTATATTTTAAAGAACTGTATAAAGTTCTCAGTAGAGGAGGCAAGGTTTGACTTGCAGATACCCGTTTTCGGGATAGACCAATGTATAAGGCAAGGCTGGTCTTAACTAGTATTTTTGTAGTCTGCTAT